CTGCTGAAGCTAACATTCCGTTAGATCCTTCCGTCTCAAAATCTGTACAACTCGCCGCAGTTTCTTTAGGCAAATCGTGGGTTGCAGAGCATAATACACCTGCTCTGACACCCCTTTCCATTCATGACTCAATTAATGGCATTCAAGGCATCCCAGCAATGAAAACTAGCACTTCTAATGGTGCTCTTTGTGGTCTTGTATACCAAAAGTCTATCAAAGGATCTTTCCTTAAGACTGTTGATACTCCCAAAGGGCCTATTAAAACTTTTGCTGAGGATACTAATTCTCAACTCCTTAAAAAGGTCACTGAGGATCAGTACATGGCCGCCAAACGTGGGATTCATTTGAATCTCCCTGGCACCGCTGCGTACAAAACTGAACTTCTTGTCCCTGCTAAGGCTCACCGCAAACGTGTTTTTGTTGTTGTTGCCGGTCCTACTGTCATTAACCAACGTCGTTTCTTAGCTCCTCTTCAAAAGGAACTCACAAAGACTGGTCCTCTCAGTCCCTACTGTCTAGAACTCAATCCATACATCGATTGGGATCCACTCACTCGTCATTTACAATCCGTTGGAGACAATATCATCCCAATCGATGCTTCTGCATATGATTGGACTGTCCCCGCGGCTGCTTTACAAGGGGTGGCTACTTTCGCACAACAACTTTTTGGGCGGTCATCCGGTAACATTAACGCTTTAAATGTTATGTTACGAGACATTTCCTTTACACCTATTCTGTTAGGTAATAACCTTATTTCTAAACAAGGAGGTATGGTGTCTGGAATCTATGGCACCTCACTTGTTGATTCTATTGCTCTTGATATTATGTTGGCTACCTGTTTTTCAACTATTTACCCTGATGCTGGTGTAGAAAAATACGCAACCTTCCCACGTAAATTATGTGGTGATGATGGTATCCTTTCTATCCCAAAAGGTTTTGAAAAGTTTAACTTTTTATCAGTCCGAGATTATTTTGCTGACGTCTTCCATATGAAACTCACTCTTCCATCGAAAGATGATAAAGAGTGTGCTTACATGAGACTACAAGATTGTTCTTTCGTTTCCCGGTCATTTACTAGATGTCCTAGACATCCTACTAAATGGTTGGGTAAATTGAAACCTGAATCTGTTTCAGCAGCTATAAACTGGACTCATCATACAGATGATATCGGTGTTTTTGATCAGCTAAACCAACAACTTAAGGAGATCTTACCTTACGGTAGATCTACTTATTATAAATACGTAGACGCCTTAGAACAGTGGGCGTCCGACCGTGATGTCAACTTCAAGCGAAGTGATTACAACTTTGATAACGATGTTGACGAGCTCTGGGCGCAGATTCGTACCTACGGCGGCCAGAACGGTTTTAAAGAACGTGATAGTTATAAAATACCTATTGTTCCTGTTAAACTTATTGATACTTTTAAACCAAGTGTAATAACCAAAAACAATATGCCTACTATTCCTGTTCCATCTAGTCAAAAGACCTTAAAGGCTTATGACAATCTTCCTACAGCTTTCACCCCTATTAAGGTGAAAGTTCCAGGCACTTCCGATGCTTTGGAAATGCCTGCTACTAATGATCCTGGTTTCTGGGCTACTCTTGCTCAAAAACCAAAGACCCTTCTTTACAAACTTGATACCGCCGCTTGGGATAAAACCAAGATTACTGTTAAAGGTAAGCGTGCTGAAAAGTTCCTTATCCATCA